CTCCCACCCGGGAGGCTCTCGCTATAGTGCAGTCATCCCTTTACTCATCAAGTAAAGGAATGTGACCTAACCACTCTCTACATACTCTGAGGAGGTGAGTGCTTTTTATGGCACGCACCAAGGAGCGTCCGATGAAAGACTGGGTTTCCCAGTCTTCCAATTGGACACACCTTACGCAAATCCGGTACCCAGCAACCCCCACGTCGCCAGTCATTATCAATGACCCGCATAGTGGGAATTTAGCTGCTGAGATACCGGTAGCACTCAGAGGTCGGCAGGTTACTGCCGACGAATCTCATGGTTTCTCCGTTCGAAAATCCCTTTTAGATGGGAAATTCGACGGAGACAGAGGTGGTAGCTTTTTCTCCACTAAGAGTACTGCTCTCGCCAGAAATGGTGATAAGCAGCATTCTTTTGGTGGAGGAGAGTCTTTTGGCTCGTGGATCTCTGATGATTATCAGGGACCCATTTATGCCATTGACCCACGTACGGTCGCTATTCCAATCGGTACTCTAATGCAAAATTTAGAGCCGCTTGGAACACATGCGATCGCTATGTGTAAGCCTACCAACAATGTCGCCAATCTGGCCACTGATCTCTCAGAACTTGCCACTTCTGGGCTCCCGTCTCTGACGGGTGCTTCGTTGTGGAAAGAGAAAACCAATCTCGCTAAAGGTAGCGGATCGGAATTCTTGAATTCTGAGTTTGGCTGGAAGCCGCTTGTCAGCGACGTGCGTGACGCAAGTTACGCAGCCGCTAACGCGCATAGGCTTTTATCAGCTTATGAACGTAATTCGGGCAAGATAGTGCGGCGACGCTATGAGTTTCCAGTAGAGAAGACCGAGTTGGACGAGGTGGTTGGACCGTCAGATGGTTTTTCATTCGCCATTCAGACGTTCAATCTCCTCGACTTCTCAAAGCCCATGCCAGTGCTCCATAAGACAACCAAGACCTATCGTAGGACTTGGTTTTCTGGTGCCTTCACCTATCACCTACCGATCGGCTACAACAGCCGTAATCAGTTGGTGTCGGCGGCGGCTAAGGCTGGACCCCTTTTGGGGATCGAGCTTACGCCAGAAACTGTCTGGAACGCTGCGCCATGGACTTGGGCTGTCGATTGGTTTTCCAATGCGGGAGATGTCATTTCGAATCTCTCGGATTGGGCCGTCGACGGTTTGGCGATGAAGTGGGGTTACATCATGGAACATACGTTCCAGGAAGTGACCTACTCTTTAGCTGGTACTTGTCGGTATAAACCGTACGGTACCTGCTTCGCTTCACCCGTAAGCGCTTATATCGAAACTAAGCGTAGAGTGAAAGCGACGCCGTTTGGGTTCGAGGTAACCTGGAATGGGTTATCTCCGCGCCAATTGGCCATTTCAGCTGCCCTGGGTATTACCAGGGTTTTCTGAAGATGACCTGCCCTATGTTGAGCCAAGGGGCTCGACATAAAAACTCGAGTCCTAGGAGTGATGCTAATGGCATTCACCGATCCACAGACCGTCACAATCTCTGCTGTGACGACCCCGCTCCCCCGTATTTCTACGGAGGGTGACGAGACCGTCTATCAGAGTGCGGATGGCCTGATTCAGATGCTTGCTTCTCACGATAGTGGGAAGCGTTTAAGGCATCTGCTCAGGATCAACCACTCGAAGCTGACGGCAGATCCGTTTATCCCAGCTGAGAACGTCAAAGTTTCGATGTCTTGTTACATCGTCTTTGATGTTCCTCCAGTGGGGTATACGGCTGCCGAGCAACTTGCTGTGTATACTGGGTTTAAGACCCAGTTCGCGGCCAGCTCCGATGCGCTCATCACCAAATTGATTGCTGGTGAGTCGTAAAGGAAACGTTGCCCAAATCTCGGTTCACGTTCCGAAGGTCGTAAGACCTGACGGAACGAAAGCCTTGACTAGGCAACGTGATCTTGAGAAGATGAACTCCCAGGATGGTCTCGTGTTCCACATTCAGGTAGGGTATAAAACCCTTGCCCTTGTGGTAGCGATTCTATTCCAGGTGTTCTTTGCCTACGCGGACGCCATAGCCAATTTATTTGGCTATAAGCCTCTCCCGTAGCCTTCTCAGGTGGGTAGTGCCATGATGGCATTGCTCTCCTTGTGGTGATCCTTCCCTTCAATATAACTCGGGTGAGTTATGGAGTACCTCATTCGTGAGGTACTCCGGGAAGAATAGTGATATGACATTGGCTAAGGAAACTTGACCTCTGTTAGGAGGGAGTTTGAAAAGCCTGATGTCACTCTGGTCCAAGATGGCTGATGATTCGGCCATCTTATGCTGCACTAGCGCCACTTCTGACATTAATACCGTCAGAAGGCGGTTCGAACATGAGGGGTTGTCGTTTTTGACGATAACCCTGCCTGACCTTGGGAAGTCCACCCAAAAGTGGGTAGACCAAGGACAAGCCGGTATCCACCCTTCCTTTAACACTGGAAGGGGAAGTCTCCCCCTATTTCTAGGAGGTTTCTTCAACCGTGTGTTCGACCGGAAAAGCGGCGCGTTGCTCGACGATCCATGCATAACTTCCATTCATGCTATTCGCCAGTTAACACTGGCGTTTGGCAAGATTTCTCTCCCTTGCAGTGATGCAAGGGTGAGGAAAGCTATGCTGAATTATGTCGAGTGTGAGCAGGACGTGCGACAATCAGATGCCGAACTTCAAGAAAAAGATTTTCTTGAATTTCAGCGTATGTCTGATTTGCTTTTTAGTGAGCTTTTTACCCAGATGGACAGAGATGTCTATTATGGGCAATTGCTCCCGAAGCATGGTCCAGGTGTTACTGCTGATCGGCTTACCAGCAATGGTAAATACGAACAGCGCACTTGGACTAGCCGACTTGACAGCGTTTTTCCGCTGGACAAGTACCTCATTCCAAACCACCACTATGTGGATGATTTGGGTGATGTCACCGTCCTCGAACCTGGTTCTGAGATACCTGTGAAGGTTATCTCAGTTCCTAAAACGTTGAAGACACCGAGGATTATTGCGGTGGAGCCAACCTGTATGCAATATATGCAGCAGGCGCTCCTCCGTAGCTTCCTCGCAGCCCACGACAGGGATGAACTCCTCCGTGGACTTATC